ATAAAGTAATTCAAAGCCGTTTTTAGCCCGACCTGATTCTTGGCAATATCTACCCTAGAAAAGATCTCAGGCATTATTTCTCCTGAAGCAAAGGATGACTGGTTAACGTATGTCATTAATTCCTCGCCGTTACGAATTCAGAATCTGGCTCTTCATCGCTTTGTCCAGCTCGCGCGTCAAACATCGATGCCAAGCGGATACTTTGCGCAAACGCCTGTAGACATTTTTGCTCATAATCAGCTTTCCCTGCTACCGACAACGCAACGTATGCGGCCAATCTATAGCTTAGTGCCTCGGCAAATTGTGCTGTGAAAATAGCTGGATTCGTCACGCGCCTTGTGTATTCAAGGATTGCGTCCTCTTGGTCTGTCAATATTGTTTTCTCGCTTGCATCAACAGACAGCTCTACTTTAAAAGCAATAGGGCTTCTGTGGGCTCTTATTTCTTTAGCTATACTTAGGGGCTGGATGCAGTCCGCAGGAAAATCATACCGATAACCCCAATCATCTGGTGGGTCATCATCATGCACTGCTAACGTTAAACGCCGATGCGCGAAATCCCAGTCGTGCGCCTGCAACGTAGCCTCCAATGCCAAATCCCAAAATATACTTAAATACTGGGCTGGTATTGTCGCTTCGTCAGGATCATTAATAGGCTTCTGCTTAATATGCAGACATGCCATTTTAAAAATGCTGGTCTTAGAAATAGTCATCATCGCCCCCGATGGTTAAGGGTGGGGACATTTCATCCCCACCCTCTTGCTTACTCTGCGTCTTCAGTATCAACTTCAGGCTCAATTACTGGTCCAACGGCTTTTGCCGTATTCTCAGTAACTAGTTCCATCCACTTTCCGATTTTCTTATGTACCGGAAGTCTGAATAGATCGCCTGGTTGCAGCACTCTGCCGTTGTGATAACCCACTTTAGTGGCCGTCACTAGCACAGTTTGCCCTTCTGGCGCTCTCTTGTTGTTTGCTTTAGTTCTCATAATCAACTCCTATTAAAGTGCGTCAGGATAAGCTTTCCATGCATCAACTTCCGAAGTAAGGAACGCATTTACCTTACCGGCTGTAAATGCAGCAACGGCAGTGGTTTGAACGATACCAAGGTATCTTTCATAGGTTCCAGCAGGGATTTTGAAACAAGCAATCTGATACCCAGCAACAAGAGTGGCCACAGCAATAGCAGCAGTACTAAAGTGATATGAGGCGCTTCCATCAACAGCAATAGCCGCCTGCGCATCACTGCAAAGGTGGAATTGGCCAGTCGCAGAACCACCAGAAGTTGCCGTGGTATCCACATTAATGAATACGTATAAATCCGCGCTTACGCCTAGATTTATTCCAGCAGCCTCAAGGTCGATGACATCGCCAATAAGATAACTTGCTGCACCGCCCGTATTAAGGGCGGTAGCATCGCAAAACTCATTTCTTTCGTCTAAAATCATTGTAATTACTCCTATAAATTAATTAATTAGATACCCGATTCAGTATTTAAAAGAGCATCGGAACGTCTGATAGGGATTCCATCAAATGTTGGGACTCTAATAGATGCGCCGTTTGCTCGTGTAATTTGCTCAATCGAAAGCGTAGAATTCACGGTTTTATTCATAATCTGGCGGCGAATAAATCCACGTACGGTTCTGTTGGCATAGAACACCGGCCTACAAGATGAAAGGTTTGGAATTAAATCTATTGCTTGCGACATTAGATCAATTAAATCCGGGCCAGTTGCAGCGTTTTTAACCAAGTCTTCTGCATCGATATTGATGCGGACAACATAGCGCCAATCCTTCACATGCAGTCCACAATCCCAAGTAAAGTGAGTGCGCAAAGCTTGCATACGCCCGCCATTTCCATCCACGTTTTCAATGGTGACTTCACCTAAATCCTTTTGTTGAAGACCAGCCATTGTTCCTTTTGGATAAAGTCCAGTAACATTCTCGCCCCAACCAACAAGATAAATCGAAGTATTATCCGTTGAATCTGGTGTGGCAGCACTTGTTATAATATTCACGCCATTTTCTGCCGACTGATTATTATACCGCGGAGCAAACCCATTGAAGCGCTCAGGATAAACCGATGTATCGCCATACCATAAAGTGCTAGCGAAGGTTTGCCCGAAGCTCTCAATGAAAGATTTTTCTTCCTGCGCACGAAATGCTGCAGCGTTTCCGCTAAGCTGGGCCAGTTTTAAATCTATTTCCGAATAACCTTCCAGCATACCGAGACCCTCGCGGACTTTTGCAGTTGTTGATTTGCTGGGTTGGACGCCTCCATACAGTTTCCGCCAAGTAACAGACGGCAATCCGGCTCTTACAACAGAAGTATGGCCTGTAGCCTCGTTGGATGCTATCCACGGCATATCATCCATAATGTCATTAGTTGCGCTTAGTATTTCCGCCACTGGTAGAATATTGCCGCTTGTATCCAACAACCTGGCAACATCCAACAATGTCGAGTGTGTAGTAGCTAAAGTGCTCATATATTAGTTTCCTTTAATCTTGCTTGAACATGGTTGGATACATGGCAGCTAAAGGGTCAGTTTTTGGCGCTGCTCCTTTAACGACCGATCCGTCCTTGAGTTGCAGACCTATTTTGTGGAAACCTCTGATTGCTTCGGGATGATTGCCTAACCCTGTTTGAGTTAGGAGTTGAATAAAGCCATCACCAAAAAAGTTTTTTAATCCTTTGTTCGCGGTTGCTAAATTTTCTTGGAAATGACGACCTCCGAACTCTTTATCGTTTTCACTGTCTTTAGCCCATTGGCCTACAGTTTCGATGTGAGTTTGATTCATCTTTTGTATTTGCTCGTTATACAGATCCACGAATTTCTGTGCTGTTTCCTGGTCAAGATTCGAATTTTTAGCGATATCTTTAAAGCTATCCATAGCGACTTGATCAATCTCAAGCCCTTCAGGTACAGTAAAATCTTCATAAGCTTCCGGCGCACCGGCTGGCTCTTTCTCGTCTTCTGCTTTCTCTGAGCCTTTACCCTCTTCAGCCGCTTCACCTTCTGCGGGCTTATCATCAGCTTGTACAGTTTCTGACTGTCCAGCCTCGGCACCACCATTGAGTAAAGATTGCGGTTGCTCTGCCGCTACAGGTTGGGTTACTTCAGTTGTTACTTGTGTGCTTGCTTCTTGGTCCATTGCGATTGGTCCTGTTTTCGTTGATCATTTGAGAAAACAGACCTTCATTAGCTTCTTCGAGTAACTCTAGTAGTTGCAAACCAGTTTTACGGCGGCCTTCGTTATATGCGGTGATACAGGCATTACTTGCATCAAAAGATACTCTGTAAATACCAGCCTCACTTAACAGGTGATAAAGGACACGGCGGCCTTGTATCGTGTCCAGTACATGCTTAACGTCATCCAATAAGTTTTGGTGCGCATTGCGCTTATCCTTTTTAGAATCATTAAGCAGATGTTCGGTTTCGTAGCTCATAAGCCCAAGATATCCCTTAATGCGTTGCTGCCATTTCCGGTATCTGTTTCCGACAGGAGACGAGCCCCCTGTACGGACTGACCCATTTGCTCCATTTGTTGTTGTTGAGCTTGCGCTTGAGCCTGTGCTTCGCGCATTTTCTTGACATGTTCGTCTGATCGAATAATTGTTGCCGGCGTTCCAAGCATCTCCGCGTACTGCTTAACCGTTTGATCTTCGTCCAACAGATCTAATACGCCCGGTTTAGCGCCTGCAATATTGCCGACAAATCCGTAAAGACGCTCAATACCGGTCGTAGCTACCGCCTTCATGGCCTGAGCCATAATTGATATATATTCGATATTAAAATCTTCGCCTTCCAGCTCTTCTGGTTGTGGCGGAATAATTCCGTTACGCTGAGCCGTATTGAAAATGCGCTTGATTAAAGGATCGAAGTTTTCATCATTCATCCGGTTATAGACGGGGCCAAGCATCAAAAGCTTTTCTTCGTACTTCTTTTCGATCTCAAATGCAGTTATTTCTCTGCGGTCGCTATTAGCAAGCATTAGGAATAAGTCTGCATAGAACGCGCGGTCTATACGTTCCTCAACCTTTGCTATCTGCTGAGATAAAGGGTCAATATTAGGATTAACAATGTACGACGGCTCGTATTTGTCGTTTGAGTCAACATACACAATATCGCCTGGCAGCGAACTAGTGCGCTTATTCTTCAGCGCTGGAGATGCATTCATCGTTGGGTCTGCCCACTTGTCAATGCCAAGTAGTTTCTTCTTTTCCATCCTCTGTAACTGCTTGCTATCGGGTAGCGCATCCATCCCAGGTGAGCGCCCGTAAGTGTCTCCGCTTCCTAAGTCCCACCGTGGGCACATGATGGGGAACTCATGATCACCGCGCACTTCGAGGAATTTGTTTTCGTTGCTTCCTAGCTCCCAATATATAGACATGATCGGACGTTTCTGCGCCATGCCCATATCCACTTTGTCATCATTCGAGCAAATCATATGGCGGACTGTGACATAACCATCATAATCTTTATTGTTATATCGATTGCGCACGGATAGGCTTACGTTTTCCTTGCCAAACTTTCTAACTATCTGGTCTACCGTCATGTCAAATTCACGGACAAATATGTTTACTCGTCCGTTTTCGTCCTGGCCTATAGCATACTCCCCAGCGGTGAATGTTTCCCCGCGGATGACTGTTTTATAATCCTCATTGATCGCCATAGGAGCGGTGCCGAATAGTCCGATTTCTTCGTACTGGACTGGCAGCGTGGTATAGAGATTTGATTTTAGCATTATGCTCGATATAACTTTTTCGCAGTGGTCGAGCCATTCTTTCACTGACCGAAAATTTGCCTTATCCTGATCAACAAGACCAAGCTTAAACCAAGGCCTGAAAGGCGATGTAAGCCCTGACATTAAGCCAGATTTTAAAGTCCGAAGCGCCAACATGGCTTGCGGGTTAATTATCTTGGTGTTGATTTTATCGCCTTTGTTGCGATTGGTCGCCAAATACCGGCCCCTGCGCTGCTGTACATAATCACTCACTTCACGATAAGGCGATATCCAAGAGGAGCGCTCCTGGAACAACGCTGCAGTTCGCCTGTTATATTGAGAAATCTCTTGTGTGTACATTACTGCCCCAGTAGCGTTTTACCAGTACTAGCCGCAGTCTGGATACCCAGCGAAGATGTTTTAATACCTGACGACGCGGCACCTACCCCAGCAGCACGTTTACGTGCTTCATCGCTGGCTGCTGATGGACTCATGCTAGGCAACTTTGCTTCTTGCGGTTGTCTTGGAGGTGCTGGAGGTGGCGGAGGTGCTGGCATCTTTGGTGCACCGCCTATTAGTGATTTTACAACGCCCATAAGTACCCATTTAGGTTGTTAGGATTTAAAACTTATGTTGCGAATCATTATTAAGATTAAAGCAATGGCAATGAAGTTCCTAATGGTATTTTTAGTCGGTTGGGTCGTAGTCGTTGCTGTTTTTATGGTTTCCGCCCCCGCTTTCGCCTCGTATTTTTTTATGAACTGGGAATGCATAACATAGAGCAATTGCATCGGCGCGGTTAGGGCTTGGTACACCGCGTGCCTTCATATCCTTCTTGGATTCTAATTGTTTCTTACCATCGACACGCGCAACCAGTTCTGGAGATATTAGATCGGTGTAGAGCACATCATCATCTGGTATTGCCGCACCTTGTTGAAGTGCCAACATCATGTTGTACCACATGTACATGCGCATATTGAGACACCCAGGGTCTGGGCTTGCTTCTGCAAAGCTCACCAATCGCCAGTCACGGCCTAATGCTTGCCCTGCTGAGTATATGCCCGTACCAAACCCCAGATCGATAAACACTGCATCAGCTTTGTATTGGTCTTCAAAGTTAGCAACGATGTTCGCCATATGGATATCATTGTCATTCTTTGGGTAAACTCCGAGTATTTTATGCATTAACCCCTGTTTCATCCCTATAACAAACTCATCGTCTCCCTGCCACGCAGGATCTACGCCAATGATAACTGGAGCAAAATTATATTGGTCCGGCCTAAGATGCTTTCCCCTGGCTGCATCCACAAGGTCGGTTGATATAAACTGCGCAACGGACATTGACGGGAATATGCCACGAACACGAACCTTTACGAAGTCGGAATCAACGCCGTAATCGTCTACCCATTTGTTAATCTGCTCAAGGTTAATGCCCTCAACCGTACGCGAATCTATTTGGGAATTAGCCCAACGATGGCGGAACTTGCGGAAGCACTCGCGGAAGCGGCCTGTATTCTTTGTGGGGTTCCCGAAAGCAACCCAGAGGATGATGGTATTGGAATCTGTTAGCGCACCCTCTGTTACTTCCCAGATCTTATCAACAATGGCCGATGCCTCATCAAAGATCACGATAATCATTTTACCTTCGTTATGCAGTCCAGCAAATGCCTCGGTGTTATTCTCGCTCCAGGTAACAGCATCAGCACGCCAGGACTTTTCATGATCTCCGTCTTTAACAGTGATCGCCGTAGCTGTTGGGTTGAACCAGTGGCTATTGATAGCTAGCCTGAACCATTTCTGAACCTCAGGCCAGGTCTTAGTCCTTAACTGAGTTTCCGTATTAGCAGTGACCACCGCCCTGCAATCTGCGCATACTGACATTCCGAAGTGTAGTATCTGTGATATTAGGGCTGACTTACCTATCCCGTGACCCGAGGCAACTGATATAAGATACGGCTGATAACGTGTTGATTTGTTCTTGAGATGATCACCCCAGCCGGACAAGACATTTTGTTGCCACTCCTTAAGCCCTGCATAATTCTTGAGCTCTCCTTTACCCCAAGGGAAGGCAAACTTAACCCATTTAACTGGATCATATTGAAACTTACTGGCGTACTCAGCTATTTCAGCATCAATTTGCTTTGTCTTCACCGATTCGTTCCTTGGCTTCATTAAGCATAACCGCAAGCGATACATTGCCCTCATGCTCTACAACCTGCCGCTCGCCGTATTTCCTAGACGCCCATTTACCCAATAGCCACTTGCGGGTGTCAATCTTAATGCGCGACCTTTGGATAAACTCGTTATCAGGCTTGGGCTTTCCATTATCATCGTAGCCGCCAACATCACCGTGGCTGTCATCTGCAATCTGTATCAGCTCTTCCGCCATAACATCATAGCCCACGTCTCGAGCGTGTGCGTATCTGCTGCTAAACGCGTCTATGTCATCTACCACCCACTGCTGGACAGTGTCGCGGCTCGGCATATCATCTCTACGGCATATATCACTTAAGGTTTCGCCTTTCATTAGGCGTTTAAGTATCTTATCAGCAAGCTGTACCGTATACAGATGAGGCCATTCTGAACCCCGCTTCGCGGGAGTACGTGTATTCATCTTTGTCGATGATGCGGCTTTTCTTTTGTTTGTCGTACCTACCATACCCACCTCCTTTACGTTTAAAGACAATTCCTTTTGTTATTACCTTCTCGGCGCACTCGCGAATGAACACAGGATCGAACCCTGCCATATCGCATACGTAGCGAAAGTCTCTACCATTTTTTAATAACCAATTTTTTGCATTATGTCCGTCGAGTCCGCCTTTTGACATATCAAAAAATGCTTGCTCTATTACGGCAATATATAATTTTTTAACTGAGCGAATTAATTGCACTTCTGCATCAATATCTATTTGTGCTTCTAATATCATAAACCCCCGATGGTTGCTGTCATAAAAGCTTAACATTAAACTTCTAATTGTGTCAACACCGGAGGTTAATAACAAGATATTGTGTCTGTCGAGTGGTTGGGGCGCTGAAATTGGTACATGAGGGAAATGTTATGAGGAATGCTGCGCCCCGTGATTATGGTAATAATAATTTAGTAACAGGTCAACTGAAAATGTGAGTGGCTGTTATGAGATTTTATCAAAAACAGACGGTTCAATTGACTGAAGTTAAAAATGCCACTCACAATTTAATGTTATCACAATTTATAAAATGAGTATGCGAAATCGGTTAACGATTAACGAATTCGGTTTTGATAACGGTATTTCGGGGCTTGAGACATGATTGTGTTTGCCCGGGAATAGTGCGCGACACTGTTTCCGGGTGACATTTTATTGCTTCTGTCTTATGGGGTTATATATGGATATAGGCGCTTGAAACGAAAAAGCCCCTAGAGATATAGTCACTAGGGGCTTTCTTGTCTTTAAGAAAACATACTCTGGATTACATCCATGTTTCAATCCTACATCTCGCACGGGCGGGAGATGGATTCGCCTAATGTTTATCTATCATATTTCTTTGTATCGCACAAGCTTTGCATTAAAAGATTAATGCTCCGCCGATGTGGCTTGCACGCTCAATGCCCAATATGGCGACAAGATGGGATTGGAGGATCAGCATGCACTTGCGGGCGCACCGTTGTTTGTCCCCGCACGCGCCTACAATGTCACCTACTGCGATGCCAATGGCAGGCGCAAAGACCGCCCGAATGGCGGCATGTATGTAAGTGAAACCGAGCAATCCAAAACCGTCACCGCTGGCGGTGACCGCTCTACCTATATTGCATTTGAACCGGGCAGCATCGCACGTAACGCCGGGCCAAGGCATTTATCGGAAACATGCTCGACGTTGCGCGCCGACATGGGTGATAATCAGCCTGCCATCCTCTATCCGCTCGATCTCAGGAATGCCCTGCGCAATTCAGACAAGATGGATTCGATGAATCGTCAGGGTTGCGGCATCGGAGAAAACGGTGGCGCATCGCCCACGCTTAGTGCCTCGCATATGCCTGGTATGATTTCAGCGATGGCGGTGCGGCGGTTAACGCCGCGTGAATGTGAACGGCTGCAGGGATTTCCCGATGATTATACGTTGATTCCGTATCGCGGCAAACCTGCCGCCGATGGGCCGCGCTACAAGGTGCTGGGCAACAGCATGCACACCGGCACGATGCGCTGGCTCGGCCAGCGCATCAAGCTGGTCAGTAACAATCAAACCATTTCTGGCAAGTCGCCAGCAGATGGTCGTAATCACCGGAGGATGCCTCATCCATAAAGGCCTTGATATCCTCAGCAGGCACATGCGCCTTTCTGGCGGCGCGCTGGCAGAGGCCAAGGACATTGAAGGCGTTGCCATCCTGCCCCGTCAAACGGACATGCACATCGGGGTGTTTGATAACCATCTCAGGCGGCACTTCAAGGCCGACATAGCGACCGTAGCTGCTGCCTTCGGGATTCACATAAAGCGTTGGACGCTCTGGTGCCATGACCGCAACCGCCTGATGAATTTTATTAACGACACCACCTTTGCCGGTAAGCCATGCGTAATCCTTGAGGAAGGCGCGTGTAAAAGCATCGTATTCGCCCGTGCTTAAGGTAATGGTTTCGGTGACGGTAGTGTCAAAAGCATACCCGCTGCGGTCATTCGCAGAGGATTTCACTTCGTCGAGGTCGGTGGGTTTTCGTGCATAACGCACTGTGATATGGCTGCTCATGTTACGCTCCTTTCCGGCTGGCTCTGCCCGCCGCATAAGCAGCTTCGAGGGCGGCTTTGACGCTTAAAACCCCGACATCCTTAAAATCGAGGCTGTCGGATTTGCGTTCTTCGAGTGTCTCAAAATTGAGATGCTCTTGCGCGATAGCGGTCAGCATCTCGGCTTTGCTTTTGGGCAGGATGCGTTTAGCGATGTCTGGATTGTCGGTGATGATCCGTTGCATGGTTTCGATGGATACTTGCATTAGAAATTACCCTCTGCTACTTGAAAACAGGTTATACCCTGCTCACGCCACATCTTAACCACTTTGTCACGGTCATCAAAGACCATTTTAATTCTATGTTTTGGAATTGTTCCATCATTCATCCATGATAACTTGAGGATGTCATCAGGTGTATAATCACCATGTTTTCGCATGATAAGCCCATCAAACGGAATCCCATGCTTCAGAAGCCAATCTTCAGTTTCCAACCGCACGAGATCACTTCGTCCTGAAACGATAAAAACATCAGCACCGGATCTAAATAGCGACATAAGGGTATGTATCACTGGCCAATTTGCCTCATCATTTACACATGCCTTATGGAATTCATCCCATTGTTGATTTCCATTGGTTACGTAATGTCTGCGGTGATCAACCAAAGCCAAAGTTCCATCGAGGTCAAAAATAACAAGATCTTTCTGCATAATTAAACCTCCTAAGCAAAAAACACTGGCTGATCCGGCGTGGGGATGTAAGCCCCTTCCCTGCTGATGAACGTCCTGGCGTAGAGCATTCCATAATCGCGTTCGATTTGCTCGAAATTCCGATATTCGCGGTTGGATACCTTTGCCATGATGATGGCTATTTCTCCGGCAAAATCTTCGAGCTCGTGCTTGTCGACCTGCTGGGCTTTGGAGATGACCTGGATTGCTGCGTGTTCTGCCTCTTCCTGGCTGATCTTCACTGGTGAGCAGTGCCTTGTGATGATGTTGAGTATTTTCATTTTTCGTGTCCTGTTTTGTCTAGTGTGGTGGTGTTAAATCGAGTTTGTCAAAACAACCTTAACCGCCGTTACGGTGGCATCGTGTTGCTTCCAGGCATCTGCTAGTTTTTGTCCAAAAGACTCGTTGAGTAACCGGCAGACGGCTGGGTTATTGCCGGGAGGACCAAGGTATATTACATCATTTTTTTTCTCCAAAAAACTAAGATTATTGATCGTTCGGCGCTCCTGCTCGGCATCAATCCCGAAAGCATCATGCTTATTGGCAATTTCTTTCAAAACCTTGACCATGATTCCCGCCTCATCGAAGCGCTGTTGTGGGGTTTTGGGTGCTGTTACCGGCACGTCTGGCTTCTCCGGAACAGGCTTGTGCCGTCTCTCAAATTGCTCCAGGATAACCTCATCAAAATAGCTCAAGCAGTTGATTCTATTGGTCGGGTGGCTTTTCGTTCGCCTCTTGATCGCTGGCAAAATATCAAGCTCCAGGTCGTAGCCAGCATCTAACCATTGCCGTAAACGCTGAACACCGCAGCCCATTCGATCCTGTCCGATTTCAGCAACGACCTTTCGTTCATCCTCGGTCAATTCTTCAAAATCAAATTTTTCATTCGCGCTTGCGCTAGTAGTAGTAGTAGTAATAAAAGAAGATACGGGAGTATCTTCTTCTCTTTCTTTCTCTTCCTCTTCCTCTATGATCTTAGAGGGTAACGTGTTACATTCCGTTACATCACCGTTACATTCGTTACCTGTAACGGGGTCATTTGCTCCATTTTCTTGTGCGCTTTTTCTTTCTCTGTAACGCCGTACACGCTCCTTTGAGTCGTCTTTCTTGGCCTGCTTTTCTAGCCAGGTCGTAAGCATGAGATTGTCATCAATCAGCTTCCGCTCTTTCATTACTCTAAAGATCTCTTCTCCGGCCTCAATAGCCATACCCTGGCAAACGGCCACCTCGACAATGTCACAACCATCAATACTGCCTCTTATTTCGTGCTGAGACGCATAATCTAAGAATGCAAGCCACACAGCGTTAACAAACGCTAGAGGCTGCTTAGACATATGAGCAACCACCCGAAGCGAATTGCTGTTTGAAATGCCGTGATGAGCTCTAAACCAATCCATCGGAAATCCTCCCGAACCAAGACAGGTTGCCTACTCGTGATTTTCTGGTATAAGCAACCGGTCTATTTAATAAGGAAATAATTATGGATAAAAACCAAGGTCTTATATATTTTGTGGCTATAACGGGATTAATATCCCTTATCGATTTATGGATAATTATTGAAGGAAGCGGCTGCTCAGATTTTGAGACATGGATGATTTTGGGATTTTTAATCCCGCCTGTGATGTTATTATTAGCGTTAGCCAACCACTGGAAAATCGACCTACTCGGCGCTTTTCGCAAAAGAGAGAAACAATAATTCATACTCGTATTAACCCCATAACTGTCATAAAACTTTAACTAAAATCTTATTGTGTCGATTGCGAATCGGGGGTATAAAAAGAACCACGTTTTGTATGGTTCGGTTTTCCCCCGAATTCGACTAAAAGCCCTGTTTGCGCGGGGCTTTTTTTATGCCTAAATGGCTTCCTTAATTTTTCGATCTTTTATTCCGTACAAATCATTTGGGGAAACACCGGTAAGCAGATATACACGCTGTACGTCGTCCTCTTTTGTTATCTTAGACAACCCCATTTCCCATCGATACCAGTTTGATCTACATGTGCCAGCTAAGATTGCCGCCTCGGTAATGCTGAATTTCATTCTCAATCTCCAGCTTCGGAGCCCATTTCCTTTTTTTTCGCTCTTCATTTTCGTTCCTTATTTTATATCAGGGATACTCATGTTCCTATAATAGGGAATAATTGTCAATCCTATTGTTCCGTTTTTGGGTACACACATCTGGGATTTTTATGCTCTAATGTAAAAAAAGGAGCAAGGTATGGGTAATTTAATCCGAAAGCGTATGGAAGCGTTAGAGGTTAATCAGGCTTGGTTGTGTAAACAAATACACTCGTCTAAGGCTGCCGTATCGCGATACCTTGCGGATGATGCAGACAACAAAATATCAACCCTACAGAAAATTGCCCGTGCCCTCGACTGCTCAATTGTAGATTTAATTTCCGACTCCGATACAATGCAACAAACGCTATTGCAAGATGATCTACTAAAGCGTATTCTTAAGATATGCCTTAAGGTAATAGGGGAAGAAGCGGGTGTTAAGCTGGATTCTGAAAGCTTATCAAATGTAATTCTTGAACTGTACCAGTGGGCACAGAAACGGGAAAATGCAAACGATGATTCACTTGAAGCATACTTATCGGGAGCATTAAAGCATGAAAGACGATCAGCAAATAGAGAATAGATTTCGGCAACTTATTCATACGCCGGTTAACACTAATAAGAGCGAGAACCAGGTTCTGGAGAGGGTCATCTACGCCTTGATTTTCCTGGTGTGTATTAGCCAAATGATCATAATCTTCACAAAAGGTTAACAAACTTGTGGTATGATCTTGATAGAGGTGATATAAGCACGTTAATTAGGGGATTTTATGCATTCAGCGATACAAGTAGCAAATAAGATTTTGGAGCTTGCGAACGCCAAAAAGGATACTATCACGCCCATGCAGATGATAAAGCTTGTGTTTATGTGCCACGGCTGGATGTTGGGAATATGCGGAAGACATCTTATAAAAGATCCTGTAGAGGCCTGGAAATATGGCCCAGTAATCCCTGATTTATATCAGGCCGTACGTAAGTTTAAAAGCAATCCAATTGAGATGATACCGTGCCAAGAGCCAGCCAAATTTGATCACGATGAACTTCAAGTGATTGAGCAAGTATATGAAAAATACGGCCATCGTTCTGGGATTGTGCTTTCAAGTATGACGCATCAGAAGGACAGCCCATGGGACATTGTTGTTAATAAGCATAACAACATGGGTCATCAAATATCAAATAATCTTATCGAAGATTATTATCATAGGCTTTATGTGAAGAATAATCAGCCCACAGAACCTCATGATTCTGGACTTTCCCAGGGACAGGCTGCGTGAAAACATTCAACGTTCCTGAAATTGATTTGGGTTTTCGTGCTGCTTTTATTGAGGGACTCACCGCCCCAAGCGATGTAGAGTTGGAAGATAGGGTTATTGCTGAGGGTGAAGACTATTCAAAGGTTTCCAAACACAATAATTTTAAGCGAAGCGAAGAGCTTAAAGACCACCTTCACAAGATAATCATCTACTTTATGTACGCATACTTAGCGTTGATGGGGATATTTAGCATAATATGGGCATGGCATCTTTCTACCCCGCCAGCCTTACATTTTCTTCCTGAAATCCAGATTGATAAATTGCAGAGCTTTATATTCTCTGGAACCATATCCGCCCTTCTTGTTAACTACACCAAGAAACAAATAGATTAATTCTTATGTGCCCATGCACAACCAGCCCGTGACAAAATGTCACGACTTTATTGATATTTAATAATTAAGTGCTAATATCTTATGTAGGTAGGGTGAGGACAAATTGTCCCCACCCTTGAGGTAAAGAGCTATAAAAGTCAGAATAAACTCGATCACTTGCAGAGCTATTACCAGTAGCTCTTCGAGGATTTCTAAAATTACCCTCAGAACCCCCAAATTCTCACCTGCCATGATGTAGAATGAGTTACCAGGCCGCCACGCAATGGCGGCCTTGGTTTATCTTCACCGATGCAACCAGCCAATCAAATCACTTTCTAAGACCCAATTGGCTTTTGATGGCCTCTTCTATTTGCTCAATGACTTTGCTTGGCAAGACTTCCATAAACCCGTCCACCCTTGATTTGTCAACTGTGGTAATCTGGTCAGCCATTGCTTTTGACGACACGCCCTTCAATTTAAATTCGACCTCAAATGGGTAAACCTTCTCAATCTTACTGCTTATCGGCACAACCTGGATACGTGGCGCGGCCTTGTTAGCTGCATTATTGCTTATGATGACAGCCGGCCTAATTTTCTTAATCTCCGAACCAATCGAAGGATCGAAGTTAATCCAGTAAACCTCACCACGGAGCATTGCTAGCATCCTTCATACTTATTTTTTCCCACTCTTTTGCTTCTGACTCCCTCGCCTCATCAGCCGCAGCCTCAGCATAGCTTGACTCTAGGTCTTTCATGCGCCAGTACTCTTCCACCACAGAGCTAATGAAAGCCCCTATTTGTCGCTGAGGAACCCTAGTATGTAGGGCTATATATACATTGTCTGAGACCATCGCCGTTAGTTTCTTTGACATAAATGCTCCTTTTTTACCTTATTACGTAATGATAGCATATTTGTACGTAATATTCAATATCATTGCCTCCCTAACCCCATTAAATTAAATGCCACGTCCCTATTTAATGGTATTGCATCACCCTCCCCGTTTTGTTACCCTTTTGATATCCCTTTTTAAAAAACCATCCCAGGCGGACATTTGGCTTGATATCTTTGTTCCTTAAAACGGAATATTATTATTGACATGTGTTCCTATTTATGAGAATATAATAATATCACCACCCGAAAGGCTCCCAAGGGTATAACGCTTAGATAGCACCGGAGAGGATGGGGATAACAAAACGTAACAACCATATTAAGGGAAATAATATGTCACAGAGCATTAAAGTTAGAATTACTAAAGTTTACGGAAACGATACTGTATATCCAGTGTGTGAGATTGCTAAAAGTTTAGCTGCTCTTGCTGGGCACAAAACCTTCACTAAGAGAGACCTAGATCTAATACAAAACGATCTTGGTTATGTGATAAGCGTTGAACAGCAAACGCTTTAGGAGGGAGTAACCATGCAATATATATTCACACACATGTTTGCTCGACCAGAGCTTGACAGGGATGGCAAGAAAGTCTTCAAGTTTTATCCAGCGGAAACAACAACACATAACATTATGTCTGCGGTTGAAAATCTTGCTGACTGGATAGAGTGCTACGAAACAGACCGGGATTACGTACACACCATCGTTAGCTGTGTTCCTAATGACTCACACGAGCAAATAGAGGTAAAGCAGATCGACCTTGCTAGGGCTGCATCTATTTGTATGCAACAACGTGAGGCTGAACAGCGGAGTGAAATATTTCACCGTATTGACACCAACGATTTTTATTTTGGCGGGAGGTTTTAGTTATGTCAGAGCGCGAAGCAATTGAAGTCCAAACAACACACCAGGTCGTTGAAGGCTTTATATGTAATGGATTTTCTAAGGATGTGGCCTTGTTAAGGGCTGCGGAAGTGATGAACAAGTCTCACGACAAAATCAAGGAAGAGTACTATGGCAAAATCAATTAATCATTGGGAGGCAAGCGGTACGAATTTGGACACTCAAGCCGCTCACCACCACAACAGACATATGTTAAATAATCTTATTAGCCGCAAAAGTCAAATCGTGAGCATAACAAAGGATGCAGTAACTATGTGCCTTTTAGTATCAGTTCTAATCGCTGCGCTTTACTGCCAGGACGGGTTAAACGATACGGTTGT